CTCCCATAGGCTGGCCAACAGAGTACTTCAAATGAAGGTTTTCACCTTCACGAGAAGTTAGGACTCAATCTCTCCGAGTCAATAGGTTGCCCCAAGACTCTCCAAAATCCTCATCAGAGAATATATTACTTAATATATCTTTCTGAAGTTGAATCGGGAGACGATCGGTTGCAGACGATAAATCATAAGAGTAGAAGTCTCCTTTTAACAGACCTAGACGCTTTCGCTCTAGCAATCTATTAAGAGGTCTCTTCTGATCAAAAGTCCCGTCCATAGGTACTGTTCTCAATACAGAAAACAATGCATTATGTAAAGGTCTTAAGATTGTTTGGGTAACCAAATCGGTTATCGCAAACACTCTCATCTTTCCTGCTGCTTCTTCCTTGATAGCAAGACGACCTAAGTACAGGTCGTTATTATATTTAGATGGATCCTCATATAGTGAAAGTAATTCCACTTGTGAGACATCTTCCCTAAATACACGAGCTAATCAGGCTTGACCACCTGGGATCTTCGATCCTAAGGTGATTAAGTCCTTCTTAAGTTCCGGATTACGACATCATGCAATGACATCGTAATACAGTCCCGCCAAAGAGGAACGGTTATTCGGTCCTGCTGCTCCTGATTTAACTATCTCCGATAAGTCTAATGGTTTTAAGACCACAGACCTAACATTTCCCAATAAAAGGAAATTATTCAGAGCAATAGCCAAATCAACTTTAGGCAAAGTAGGACACAAACCTTTAAAAGGGTCTGTAATACTATTTAGCTTTAAAGTACCAGGGATTTTTACAACCCGGTAAAGCGAGAAGACAGTAAGGATAAACCTGACCACCACGGGATCACGCCTTTTTATTAAAAGACGGAGATCTCCAGGGATGATACTAGGAATACCCCCATTTAAGCCTACCGCAATATCTATACTTGATAATTGTGGATGGCCGGCTATGTAGTGTTGCATCAATCGGTAACACTCTTTTAGATACTTGACAAGGAAAACTTTTCCATTATCAGATCATAAAGATGAAACTCGAAAGAACAATACTCGCATAGACGTTTTTGGGATAGAAGGGAATAATCACTTTAACACAGGTAACAGCACTCATAACATTTTATGTGTTATAAAGTTATCTGTCACCCGGTTATCTGATTGATGTTTGTTAATATTGTTTTTCATAGTTTTAATTTAAATTTATTTATTTTATAACCATTGAGAAACAATGGCAGCGACGTCACAGGCTCCCCACCACATTGCAATAAAAAATATAATATTACAATGTGATTGCTAATTCAAGAGAAATTGTTTAAGTTTCACTTAGACAGCACGGGTCAGGAAAATATGAGCAAATCTGTACCTATCCTCAAAAGAGGACCCCGCACTGAGGTTTCCCATCAGTGGTTGGTTATTCCAAC